GCGTGAATCCATGAAAACCGGATTCATGAGAAACACAATTACCTTTAGGAGTATTCTTTTATGACCTTAAAATAAAAAATATTGTTTGCTGCTGAATAAACTTATCCCCAATTCTATGTTTACTGGGGAAAGTTTTAATATATATTTTAATTTATTTACGAAAGAATTTATTATGTGGGGAGAATTCCTAGCCCTTGCTGTTATTAATGTTGTTGTTCCTGTTGCTACTGCTGTCGTTCAAGCAGCGGGACCCATTATTACAACTATCATTGAAATCATAATTAAATAATTAACACAAATATAAACAGGTATAAAAATGAAAAAGATATTATTACTTATAAGTATGTTATTTGTAACTTCTATTTCTTGTATGGAAACTGAATCAAATAATCGTGGTCTATTAAGCCTTAGCGGTTCAGCTCTTAAAAGAAAACCAAAATTCATATTCAATATAGATGGTCAATTAACTTCTATACCAAGTTATCTAGTAGATCCGGTTTTGCGGGAAGCAACTCCGGAACAGATACAGGCTTTCAATAAGGCTGGTTGTAGAATGGAATTAATTAAATATGATTCAGGTGAATTTGGCGTAAGAGCTATGGTTCCTGGAAAAGGTGGTGGACCTTTACTTGGTGCAGTTTTAGCATGGTCTGTTAGAGCAGCTTCATACACTGCTGGAAGTGCAGCAGCCGCAGCTGTTGTTACTACTAATCCAGCAGTAGGTATACCTGCAACGTTAGCAGTAGTTGCTGAATATGCAGCTACGACAGAAGGGGCCGCTGCCGCTGCCGCTATTGTTGGATATGCATGTTGGTTCTTACCTTAATTGAAAGAAATTAATGTATATAACAAAATTAGAAGCTATAGTTTTGTGTTTCGTGATTTTTATCTATATAGATACCTATCTTAAATACAAAGAAACTGTATATAAAAGTACTTACAGAAAGTGTCTTTTTTTATTTTTAGGTATTTTTAATATAGCGATAATATTTGTAAAATGGTTACCATAATATAAATATACATAAACTTATCGAAAGAAACTTATGTGTATTACAAAATTAGAAGCTATAGTTTTATTTTTTATAATTTCTATACACACGCATCATTATGTTAGTAATAAAGAAACTTTATATAAAACTACTTTTCGAAAAGGTATGTATTTTTTAATGGTTCTTACTAATCTAGTGGTGTTCTTCTTACGATGGTTACCATAAAGTAAATATACATAAACTCCTTGTCTTTTACGTTCCCGATGGTTGAAATATATCATCGGGTTTTTTATTTTAAAAAAGATTTAAATAAATCTTGATTTATTGATTTAAATAAAGTAATATATATTTAATGATGTAAAACAATACGTAAAAGAAAGAAAGATTATGAATAATCAAAATAAAGAAATATTAAAAAGAGCACTTATTGAAGCAAATTCTGCATTGAGAACATTTTCTGAAGTGGCAGATGAAGCTAGACAGGAATTAATTGATAGATCTTCTCCAGAATCTAATCATAAATATAAATTTCAACCTGACGGTAAATTTATATTGGGAGTTAATCATTACATGCATACTCTTAGAATTCTACAATTATTTGAAGATTTGAATTTAGAAGAAATTTTCGATGAGAATGAGCTTCCAAAATTCTTATTTTATATATTTAAAGAAAAAAGATTTAGTAAGACTTTAAAGCATCTTGAAATGGATCTAAAGTCCACTGATTTAATATGGGTAGATTTTAGAAAAAATTCTTTCAAAGAATATTATCTGCAATCAAATGAACCAAAAGATTTTATTGAAGATGAAGATTTGATATAAAAGGTAAATTATGTCGATGACTTACGATAGATTAGAAAAAACTTACAAATTAAAAGTAATAGAAATTACTCAAAAAGATAAAATTATAGATCTTCCCTACGGGGAAGATTCTCGAATTCAAGATGAAGTAAAAGAATTCGAAGAAGTTCACAGAATTAATGAATTAATAAAAGCAAACGATGATATTAATCATCAAATTCATATTTTATTGGAACATCAAAAACAGCTTGTAGATAATGTTGCTGCTAGTGTTAAGTATTTTAGTGAAGAAATTAATGAGTGGGAATTGGATAAATAGATGGAAAAAACTAATGCAGAAATACTACTAGGTATAGAAAGAGTATCCAAAAATAAAGTATCTATAAATATACTTTTAGCACCTTATATTATGGATTTGCTCATAAGATCCAAATCAAAAAACAAAGATGCAATATTATCAAAAGCTATTAGCGAATTATATTTTTCTAGATCTTACAATGATGAATCTGGTTGTAATAATATAAAACAATTTATAGATATTCAGGGGGCTTTTTATACCGGAGAAGATCAATTCAGATTTACTTTGAGTCATACTACTTTGTTAAAAGGTGATGCTATAAGAAAAAGTTGGAATATGGAAGATACCAAATTAAGTCTGTTTTTAATTTATAATGTAGCTTTAGAATGTTATTTGATAACTCGTGATAATATATAAAAGAAAACAAAAATATGGATTTTGAAATCAACAAACTAAAATCACTAAGAAAAAAAATTCAGACCAGAATGGTTGAACATGTGGACGAGCTAGATGACAATGAAGAATGTTTATCTATTTACAATAAAATGTTAAAAGACTTTGGAATAAATCTTGAAGAAGAAGCTATTGATGCTATAGAAAAGAAATTTTCAGAAAAATATCCAGTATGGGAACATATTAATGGTCTTATATATCAGCAAGAAAAAATGGCGTCAGTAGAAAAAGAACTATCTCCTTCCGATGATCATTCTCCAGAATTCGTTCAATATTATATAAAATGTAAAGATACATTTAAAAGAATTGAGGATTTTGCTAAGGATAAATTTAAAGATCTTTGGGAAATATGTAACCAATTAAAAGTTCTGAAAAAAAATAAAGAAATAATCCGATGATAAAAAAATTAGACGATATAACTTTTGAGTATATAGCTTTAAAAATCATAAATCCGCATATAAAAATAATGATCGATGTTATAAGAAAAATTCACGATGAAGAGTTTTCTTATATCGAATACTCTAAGGTTAAAAAAGATGTGGAAAAAATTTTAACTGAAATAGAACTTAATAGTCCTTCTTTAACAAAAGCAATAAAAAAAAGCATTTTAGAAGTTAAAGAAGACGGTATTAACGACAATAAAGATTATATAAAAAATTATAGTAGAGATCGTTGCGAATGTTCTGAAATGTGTAAAAAAGAAATTATAGGAAGTGTTTTAGATTTATATGCAAATATTGAACGTTTAGAAAATAAAATTATGGAAGAAGAAGCAGGAATGAACTAATGGAAAAAGATTCAAAAGAATATATAGATTTAGTAAAAAAAACAGTTGCTAAAGATGCCACAAATGATGAATTGCAAACTCTTTTATATTTAGCAAAAGAATATAATTTAGATCCTCTAAAAAAAGAAATTTGGTTTATAAAATATAGTGGCAAAGCTTCTATAATAACCAGTCGTGATGGATATCTTAAAATAGCCAATGAAAATCCAAATTTTAATGGCATAGAAGGCGATGTAGTTTATGGTGGAGATATACTCACAAAAAGAGATAACGGAAGCATTCTTATCGAATACGGGCAAGAACATCTAGCTTTTGATAAATCTAAATTAAGCGGCGCGTTTTGTAATATTTACAGAAAAGATAGAGATATAGCAGTTTCAGTATTTGTTAATCTTAGAGATTATCAAGGCGATAGCCAAATCTGGAAAAAATATACTAATGCCATGATATTAAAAGTTGCAGAATCTATGGCTTTAAAGCGAGCGTTCTCGATAAGTGGATTAGTTACAGCTGAAGAAATGGATGAAGAAATAGAATCAGTACCAAAAAATACTACTAAATCAGAAAAAATAGAAAAAAATATAGAAGTTGTGGGACAAGACATTCCAGAAAATATAAATCCAAAAGAATATATTACTGCTGAACAAGAAGATATATTTCAACGACTTCTTGATTGTATAGATGGTAAAGATATAGCTCAGGGTATTTTTAAGAATCTAAAAATACAATCTTTAAAAGAAATGTATAAAGAAGATTTTAATCGTGCATTTAAATGGGCACAAGATCAAAGAAAATTGAGAGAAAATAATAGAAATGAAATTGCAAGAGCTCAAAATGGATGAACACTCAAAAGATCATGAAGAAAAAAAAGAAGTAAAAAAAGATCGTATATTTCTCACGATTGAAACTACTCTAGAAAGACGCTATAAGCTAAAGATGTTTTCTCTTAAAAATGGTATATCTATAAAAGAATTATTAGAAATGTTTATCGATAAATTAGACGATCAATAATAAAAATCGGGAGAGTTAATGAAGTCACATATAACAAGATTAAGCCCTCCAAATGAATTTGATCAGGTAGTTTATGGAACGTATTGTTTAGTTCTAGATTCTTATGGCGATCTGGAAGAAGTTTATATTCAAAATAGTAAAGATGATGATGAACCTGAGTGGGTTGTTGTGGATAAGTATAAATATAATTATAAAGATAATATTTTGACTGTATTGGACAATCCGTGACGGAATATCACAAGTTGAACACAAGATAATAATGCGCGCCAGATATTTTAACGCGCATTATTATCTACACAATATAAAACACTTCAATTGAGTATATCTATATTTTTAAGAAGTCCAATTACTTTTTCTTTAAACTATCTATTTGTTTTTGTTGTTCTTGTAGAGCCTTTAAAAGATAAATACATAATTCATGATATTTAATAGTTTCTATTTCTCCGGCATTATCCCTTACCACTAATTGCGGTATAACTTTGAAAACTTCTTCTGCTATAAGACCAATAGATTTCACGTCAGAAGAACTATTTTTATAGTTAAAGTTAACTGGTCTAAGCGCCATTAAATCTTTCAAGGCGCTAGGTAATTCTTCTATGTTTTCTTTAAATCTGGCAGATGATGATACAGTACCTAACTGACCATTAGTATCTATTAAAACTGCAATACCAGTATTTGATCCTGTAGTTATTCCACGTATACCAGAAATAAAGGTCTTATTAAGCTGATAGTTTCCTGTTCCAGTTCCATTACCGATACGCATAGTATTGGTATCGCCTGAGGTTCCAGAATTATGTATAGAAATATTATCGCTATCAGAAGTTGTTAAACCTGAACCACCTTGTGATCCAAGGCTTAGATTTCTTGATCCAGTAGTTATCTGCCAAGAAGTGTCGGTTCCTAGGGCTGTATTATCTGATCCAGTGGTTATTCCTGAAACAAAAGATGCAGAGAGACTATTAGATCCAAGACCCGTATTTCTCAATCCAGTTGTAAGAGTCGTTCCACAAGCATTTCCAACTAAAGTACATCCTGAAGCGGTAGTAATACTATTGCCTGCTTCGGCTCCAATAAATGTATTAGATACTGCTGAGCCTACAGTATAAGTTAAATTTCCAGCATTATATCCCACTAAAGTATTATTAGTATGTCCAGGAGGAGTTGCTGGACCATAAGCAGCTATACGAACAACTCCTGCTTCTGTAGCTACTCCAGTATTTAAAGCGCCTATGCAAACATTATATGATTCTGAATTAGAATAAGCTGAACCAGAATGGTATCCAAGGCAAGTTAGATCATTACCTGATGAAGATAAAGATCCAGAATTTGCACCAATATTTGTATTGTTACTTGAATCTGTAACATTTAATTGAACAGTATTTGATGGCCCAGGAGCAGAAAATAATACAGTTGAACCACAATTGTCTGTAGCGTTATTAGTAATTATATTTAATATACCATTAATTGGATTAGCAGTTCCTGAATCAGTAGGAACGCTAATTACAGAACCAGATCCTGCAGTAAATTCTACCCATGTAGATACACCGCCAGCTTTCTTAACTAACTTATAAACTTGTAAAGTTGTGGAATTTAACCATTCAGCGCCAATTATAAAATTAGCATAATCAGTTGGCGTAGGACTGAAGGTATTAGTTACAAATTGACTAGGTGAATATGGGTTCACACCCACGTAAGCCAATGGATTATATCCATTTAAATTCAAATTGGTATTCATAATTTATAACCAATCATTATATTTATAATATTAGAAATAAACTTCATGTCTGTAATGTACAGTTTACAGACATGAAAGCTCTTTTTTCACGTTTTATATACAAGCTAATGCCATAGAAATATCTTCTTGGGTTATTTTTGCTTCTATATTTTTTTGCATTTCTCTGTTTTTAGGTATTTGATATTTTACATATACAAATAAAGCTAAAAATGAAAATATACACGTAAAAACACCTATCGCTTTAAATAACATTTTTATTTCTTCTGGCATATTATCTTTCAATTATAATCGTTTACTATAGCTTCTAAAGAACTAAGTCTTGCTTCTAATTCAGCTATCTTATCAACGCTTTTTTGTAGTTCATTTAATAATAAAGCTGGAAGCTCGTGATATTTAACAGTTTGTGGATTACCCTCTTTATCGTTAACCACAAGGCCTGGAAATACTTCAGCCACTTCTTCGGCTATTAAACCATATTGGGTTGATTTATCTTCGTGGTCTTTAAGAGTAAATGTAACCGGTCTTAAAGACAATATATCTGAAGATATATCTCCCATATCTTCTATATTTTCTTTGTATTTTCTAGAAGATACAGCTACTCCAAGTTGATCGCCACCCGATACTAATACTGCTGTACCGGTAACAGTAACACCTGCAATTCCACGTATAAAACATGACGTATGCGTACCGTTAGTACCCAAAGTTATAGTTCCATTTTGGTTAATAACTCCAACGCTACCCAAACAAATATTATTTGATTCTGTACCAATCCAAGTGGTTCCTGCTGCATAACCTATTGCAATATTATTTATAGCAGGTCCAAGAGCTTGGCTTAATGCTTGACCTGCAGACCACCCAATAAGAATATTTCCATTAGAATTACTATCTAAGAAATAACCTGCACCATCCCCTATACATACACAGTTACTGGCATTAGCTATTCCCATCGCATTAACACCTAGAGCTATTGAAAACTCTCCAGTAGTTAAAGCACTAAGAGCATTTATTCCGATACCTACACATGCACCACCAGCGCTTGTAGGAGGTGGAGGAGACCCAAAAATAATATTATTAAAAGCATCTCCGACAAAATTCTGAGTTAAGGTAGTTCCTGATCCAGCAAATTGAACTGTAGAATTAGAGGTTACTATAGAAACTGTACTTCCTGTTACACTTCCTGAATTACCGTCTATAGTTGTAATCCCACCAGAGCTACCAATGAAATCTATAGTTAAAGTGCTGCCAGAAGCAGTTGTAGTTATATTTACACCATCGCCTAACACGTTAATATTATTGGCTACTGCAGTTGCTACACCGCTATTAGCTGTCAATGTTTCAACAGCTGAACCACCGCCGCCACCAGCTTTTATATTAGTAATTTGACTCATAATAAACCCCTAATCTGCGTACATAACGGTTAAATAAACTTGGCCCATTGTCGGCGAACCAGCTGTGGCTACATAGCATTGTGTTCCTAAGGGCTGAACTAGAAAGTCATTAGGTGTTGTTGTTCTATTACTGCAAAAGTCATAAACTTGAGAGGTGCCTGCTGGAACAATATCTTGATCGGTTGTACCATCAAAAGACAAGGTCACATCGGCATCCGTGCCATTCGTAAATTTAATCATACGCGCCGGTTCGCTATAGCTGGGGCCTAGCGCTACATAAGAACCAGAAAGAGAAGTATACGCTAAACTTCTCAACGGTTCAAAAACTATTCTATACTGAAAGCTCATTACTACTCTCCTAAATTTTAGCTTACAACAGTTGCTTCTACTGCTTCTTTATTTTCAATATTTTCAGCAGCTAGCTTTTCTTGTTGTTGTTTTTCATAATTCTCTTTTAAGATCTTTTGCTGCTCTAAGACTCCCGCTTTTATTTCATCTAGAGCTTCAAGGGCGTCGTCATATTTGACGCCCATCGGAGCTAAAAAGAAGAAAGGGTTTTTATCTTTGGTAACAGCAAAATGTAAAAAGGAATATTGATCTATCATAAAATGCTCCTGTTATTATGATTGTTAATTATCTTAATTAATTACCCAGAATGTAACGTGTATATCGCCATTAAGCGCGGCCGCGCCATTATTAATTACAGTAACTAAAAATGATCCAGCTTGGGCTTGTACTCGTGTCATAGTTAATTGAGCATCATTAGAACCCAAATTGCCTACAGTTACGAATATCTGACTAGCAGTAGTTACTAAAGAATTTGTTATTGTTAAAACTTGTGTTGCAGCCGCTGCAAGTGTTTGACCTGTTAACGTAACAGCACCTACACGAGCATTAAGAGTAGCAGCATAAGCAGCAGCCGATACAGTTGCTGGTGCCATACTTACAGCTCCTGCAGCATTTAAGGCTATAGCTCCAGTTCCAGCTTGTAGTGTAAGACTTGAAGCACCTGTTGTACTTCCTATACTAACCGTGTCTGCTGATCCAGTGGCACCTAAGGTTATAGTTTTTGTCCCAGTTCCAGATGCTCCAATAAGAATACTTTGAGCTCCAGTTCCACCACCTAGTGTAATAGTACCAGTGTTTGCTCCAGTTCCACCAAGGTTTAAAGTACCAGAAGTTTGATCAGCAGCTAAAGTTATTGCTCCAGTTGTTATAGAAGCACCAAGAGTAACTGTAGATCCAGCTGCACCTGTTAAAGTATAATTACCAGTTCCAACGCTTTCAGAAATAGAACTTGCTCCGCTAGTAGATCCGATAGATATAATATCAGCAGATCCAGCAGCACCAATAGATATTGTTTTTGTTCCCGTTCCAGCCGCTGCAATGTTAATAGTTTGAGCACCTGTACCGCCAGCTATAGTTACGGTTCCAGTTCCAGCCGCAGTTGAACCTAGAGTTAATGTTCCTGAAGTTTGTGCAGCGCCGATAGAAATATTACCAGTTGTTATTGAGTTTCCAAGAGTTATTGGACTTGAAGCAACCCCTGTAACTATGAAGCCACCAGTACCTACAAATGAAGTAATTGACGTAGCACCGTTGTTATTACCAAGAGTGTTCGCACCTGCTACTGCTGTATCAAGAGTGAAAACATCTGTTGAAGTTAAAGTCGTGAACGATCCAGCACCACCTGCCGCTTCCTCGAGAAGCCAGGTCGCTTGTCCAGCAGCTACTTTGGTTAAAGTATATATAGAAGTTGCGCCAGATTGATTAACCCAGGTTTGTCCAATTTGATAACCAATATCATTAGCTGTTGGTGATCTTAAAGAGACTATTGGGGAAGGAAATACAGTAGGTAAAGCTTCTGATAAACCATAAGCTACCTTTAATCTTGCTTGTGATGCCATTATTTCTCCTTTTAAGAAATAAAAAAGTTTAAAATTACTACTCTATTAATAGTCTAAAGGGATTTGACAACTCTACACAAGTGATGTAAATTTAAAGGTATGTAAATATATTGTTATTTACATTTTTATTAGAAGGTTAGTTAATGAATGAAAAGAAAACAAAAAATAAAAGATTAACGATTAATATAGACGAAGAGCTTCATTTTAGAATAAAAGAAGCGGCTATTATTAAGAATATTAATATGAAAAAATATGTGCTCCAGAATTTATTGAGAGCATTAATTGAAGACGAGAAGAACAGATAATGAATATAGTTGATAATATAAGAATAGGTATTACCGCTATTTTTAAAACGATATTTAGTCTTATAATTGCACAGGTAATATTATGTGTATTTTATTACTTAGTCTATTGGCAAAGAGTTCCAATGGATTACTTTACAGATTACATAATACATAGAAGTCTTTGCATAGTAATGTTCTATAATGCTGTATATCTTAAATATATAGAAATAGATGGAAATAATCTTTTGGAACGTTATGAAGAAGAATTAAAATTATTGAAAGATTGTTCTAAAAGAATGGAAGATTTAATATTCAAATTTTCAGAAGAAGCGAAAAAAGACATAGATAATAATTAACAATTCATAAAGGAGCGAGAATGGTAAATAAAACAGATAAATATTTATCTCCAACAGAAGCAGCATTACTTTTAAATACCTCAGCTAATTCATTAAGATATTCTGAAAAGTTTAAAATAATTCCTGTTTATAAAAATCCTGTATACGGTACTCGGATGTATAAAAGAGAAGATTTAGAGAAATTCTTGAATACTGAAGTTATACCACTTAGATATGAAGCGTATGAAACTAAAAAAAGAAATGCTGCAATAGAAAAGACTACAGAAAAGATTATAGAAAAACCTATAACAATAAATAAAGAAGAGATTATAAGAGCAAAAAATATTGAAGCGCAAATTGCAGAAAAAGTACAAGTTATAGAAAAATTAGAAGAAATTTCTAAAATACCTACTGAAGAGGAAAAAGAATTTATAATAAAAGAAAAATTTACTTATTCATTATCCACAAGCATGACTAGAACTGAAAAGGAACTACTTATGGATTTGGTAAGATTTATTAGCAAAAAAGAGAGAATTGAAATAAGTATGGCTTTCGTTATAAGAAGGCTAATTTATCTAGGAAATAGATATAAGAATGAAATTTAATATTTAATAATTAAGGGGTAAGGGACAAAAATGGACATACCAGAAATATTCGGATGGATAATATTTATCCCAACAGTTTTTATTTTGTTATGGCAAGATTAATCTAAAAACTCTAATTCTTCATCTACAACTCTCCAATTATTAACTGGCTTAAACTTTTCAGCTTTTTTATTTAATTTATTTAAATTAGAGGCTAAAGCATTTGTATTATCTTTAAGGCTATCAACAACTATATCCCACATTAGTTTTTGACCATCTTTAGTTTTTCTTAGTTCATTAATAAAATCAGCTGATCTTTTTACACTTTCTCCAGCTTTTAAGCCAGATGATAAACCGGCTGTTATACCTAAAACTTTAGCTGGTATTGCACCTAAAGATTTTCCAGCCATTATAGCTAAACCAGATTGGGCTATTGGATTAGTTACTATCTTCCCAAGTTTGCCGCTAGATGTTAATTTATCTAAATTTCTACCAAGATCTGTTTGCCAATTTTGTATCTTATATAATTCGTCTGCAGTTTTCCAAGTATCTATCCATTTTTGCGCATCAGTAGTTTTTGGTAATTTAGATAAATCTTTTTCTAAACTGTCTTTTACTATATTTCTAAAATCTTTATAAAAATTATTTTGTATAGAATTCTTTGGTGAATAAATACTATTTAAGTTCTTTTTAATATCAAATAATTCAGATCCGGTAAGTCTACCAGGACTTCTAAGTTCAGATCTTATAGTTTCTAAATTGGATAATATATCTTTTTTGGCTTCTGAGCTGAACTTTGCGGGATCAATTAGTTGACCAGATATTTTCTTTTCTAGATTATTTAATTTATCCATCAACTTAGGTTTATCTATAAAGATTTGATCACCCAGTTTTTTCTGTTCATCGTATAAATTAGAAATATGTTTACCAATTTTAGATGGATTTTTAGCCGCACCTTTCAATAAATTAGAAGCTTTATTAAAACCTTTAGAAGATAATACTCCAGCACCTACTTGAGCTAACGGACCTAAATCTAAATCTTTAGCAGTTTCCATTCCTAAACTACCTGCAACATCTGCACCTACTTTAGATGCCACAGATCCTGGACCGAAAAATAAAAGTGGCCAATTACCAGCCGTATTTAAAAGGCCACGACCTACTATGTTTTCTGGTGTATATCCTTGTTCCCCACCTAAGGCTTCGCCTAATTGTTCTGATGGCAGATTACCTTCTTTATTTCTAAAAAGTTTACTAACATCAACTGGCTCTTGAGGTATTATTTGATTAGCTATTTCTTGCTCTTCGGGAGTAAAATTTTGAGATTGTTGCTGACCTAAAGATTGAGAAATATTAGCTAAAGTATTTGGAACGCCGATAGCTAAGTTTTCTGCTAATTTCAATGGTGCCTTAGCTGCTTCAACTCCAAGTTCTTTAGCAAATTTACCGCCTCTTTTTAATAAATCAGCACCTTGCTGTAATAATCCAGGTGATTTTGGAATTTGAAATTGTTGCTCATTAGATTCGTTATCCATATCTTCATCAGCAAATACTAAATCATATTTAACAGGTTTTAGTGCCATCTTTATACCTTTTTAGCAGATCTATATCTTTCTTGTGACGGATCCCATTTATATAAATTACCAGAAGCATCTTCTACTTTGTCACCTTTAAATTTAGTTAAGTCAGTGAAGCCTTTAGAATTTTTAGTAGGCAAATTATTTATAGTTTTTATTATCTTTAAAGCTTCATCTTCTAAATGTTTAATTTGATCTTTAGTATTATTTCTTACTTGAGCTTCTATAGTAGGAGATGCTTTACCGCCATTTTCTTGTATTAATCTCAAGCGTTCATCGTGTTTAATTTTAATCGCTTTGGATACATTTTTATTTAATTCAGATATAGCTACTATACCTTCAGGAGTATTCCATAAAGATGGTATAGATCTTATATAATTTTGCTCTAAATAGTTGGTTATTCTTGAAGTAGGTCCATACGCAGTGCTGGAATTTAGAGATAATCTACCCATAGTTTTATCCGCTAATTGCGTAGTATAATTTCTAAATATTTTATCTAATCCAACTTTTGATAAGGCACCCCAAAAAGCACCACTTTGCAAATCTCCAGTTTTAGCTAATTCCTGTAAAAAACTATAATCAGCTATATCTTTTTCAGCTGCTTCTACTTGCCTTTCATAAGGAGCTAAATAATTTCGAGTTTTCTCGTCTAAACTGTCTTGATATTTTTCTCTAGCTAATCGTCTATCTTCAGCTTTATTAGCTCTTTTTTCAGCTCTATCTTCTAATTGTTGAGCTTTTTTTTCTTTTTTAGCTTCAGTGAGACCTTTAGCTAATGTTTCTCCAGGAGATGGTGCTTTTTCTGCAGGTTTTTTAAGATTTTCAGGAGCAACTGTCGCTTGTGTGGTCTTCGGTGTAGGTTGTACTGGCTGTGTAGGCTGAACAGGTTGAGTAGCTTTAATAGGTTGTGGTTGTAAAGTATTTTCTGGTGTTAAATTTGCAGGCTGCATATCTTGCAATATTTTAGCAGCAGATGGTTCTTGTTCTGTAGTTGTAGTATTTTTAGCACCAAAATCTAGCTCTGGGTTTTCTAAATAGGATTTAAAAAAAGCTAATTGTACATTAGCAGGAGAATCTGCTAATGCCTGGGCATCTTTATCAGATAATCCCCGTACAAAACTTTTAAAAAATTCCGCGGAAGAAGCTTTATTTATAGAAGATGGTCCGCGGTTAGCATTGGTAACAATAGGCTTCAATAATTCTTCTGGCAACTGTGAAAGTTGAGTCGCTTGTTCTGGAGTATATCCTAGACCAATCAATCCATGCGCTTGATTTCTTTTTTGTATCCCTTGAAGTTTAGTATTAGCCAAAGCAGTTAATGCTTCACCTAAATTACGACCTAATTGACCGCCTAGAGATTCTCTTTGTGGTAATAGTGGCATATTTACTCCGTTATCTACTTAGTTGAAGTTGTTTTAAAAGATTAGAAGTTTGATTATTTTGTCGTAATTGTGCGAGTGCAGTAATAAGAGCTGGGGCGTTATTCAATAAATTTCTTCCAAATCCAGGAGATGAAGGCTGAAAATAATTTTCAGTAGTTGGATTTAATCCAAGTTGCAATTGTTGTAATCCAGACTGCCTATTCTGCATACCATATTCACTTTGCATAGCGGCTAACCTTTCAGCTAATGAAGCTCCTGCTCCAGATAAAGCTGTATGTAAAGCAGGTGAACTATAGGCGCTAGATCCAGCATAAGTTTCTTGTATCTCTGGAACTATATTTTCAAAAAAGTCATTATATGTATTTTGAGCTATCGGTTCAAATCCAGCATATGGATTCTGTATATTTTCAGTTCCCATGTTCAACAACAGCCTCATAACCTCATCAACACGTTGTTGTTGTTCGGGAGAGTATTTTGGAGATTGTATAGTCTCTGCTGGAGTGTCAGCAGCGGCAGTTTTAACAGCTTCAACCGCTGGTTTAACTACTTGTCCAGCTCCTAAAACTCCCGCTCCAGCACCAGTTATTGCACCAGGTATAATTCCAGATGGTCCAAGAGCTCCAAACCCCAAGGCGCCTCCGGCTCCAGCACCTTTTATTCCAGATTTAATTTTTCTAGATAATCTTTTTCCTAGATCATATCCTGTAAATTGAGCCATTACTTCTCCAATTATTCTTTAACGTATTCAAATACTACATACGTTATAGTATATGCTGAATAGTCTTTGCCACCAGTGGCTATATTAACATTTGTATCATCTATCCATAATTCTAGATTATCTGCTATAGCAGTTGCTGAAGAATATGGAATTGGTATGAAATTTGAGGTTGTTTGGTTAGTTGCAGCGCCATAAACTTTTATAGCAGAGTAAGTTGTTGGATTTCCAATATTTGGTATTCCATGAGCTACCGATTTTATACCAGCCGCGGGAAGAGCACCAAAATTAATCGTAGTGCGATAAATTGGTCTCAACCTATTAATATCATTGGTTAGATTAAAAAGTAATTGCCCAGTGTTAAATTCATTCGTTAAATAATAACCTGTATCTTTTATGTTTGTAGCTAAGGCAATATTATTAACTGTCTGGTATAAACGAATTAATAACTCTTTAAATTCAGGACTATTAACATCAACATCTTGTAATATACCGACATCTAATATAGCTGTGGTAGCTATAAATTGTCCCCAATCTTGAACTGTAGTAAACGGCATTATTATCCTTTCGATTATTGTAGACGGGAAGCTGATCTAGTAGCAAAGAATGTAAATGCATGTAGTTGAAACGGCGCCGTTACAACATTATAATCTAACATCTCTTGATCAGAGAAATATATTCGCAGCTGTATAGCCTCACCATCAGCCCATAAGTAAACTGGATGCCATAAGCGATCTTGTTTAAATTCCAATGGATATAATGCATAAGGCGATGTAGATAATATAGAATTCCCTAAAAGTGTTCCAGTAAGTTGTCCGGCTTCTATAAGTCCATCTGCTTCTGGAGAACTTGTACTTGTAGCATAATCTATAGTTATTTCTCCAGAATCTGTACGATCTACTAAGAAATCGATACGTTCAACCATTGCGTTTCGATCTTCTTGAACATAAAAGTTAAACTGTTTAGTTAAGATATCTATTCGTGATATGCGGCTTATTGTTCCGCCCCCTGTATATACTTCGGAGACAGGAGCGACTAATCTAGCTAGTATATCGGGGGCGACTATTGTAAAGGTATTAGCATCTATAATAGAAACTATCTCGTATATCGGTAAAAATGGACCGGTTAATCCATTTAAAAATTGTATATATATATAATCTTGCACATTAAAGTTATGATTTATTACCACTAAAGTAACAACGTTAGATGGTGCAGTTATATTGGTTATCTGTAGTGATGGGGAATTTTGCGAAAGATCCGCATCAATGATAAACGTGAATCCTTCTTGATTTCCAGCTAATACTTCTTGATTACTTGCTAATAAAGTTCCAGAATCCCAGGTTATCTCATTATTATCCCAAGTAATATCTGTAGAATTCCAAGAAATAGCTGATGGATCAACTTGATAATATGGACCAAAAACTGTAATTGAATCATCGTTTATGGCCCATGAACCAAGCTTATAGTTGTAAACCAATATTTGATTAGGAAATGTTTGACTGTGTGGATCAGCATCTGGATTTGGAAAAGTCCAATATACTTGTTCAGCGTAATAATCTCTTACTCCATAAACTCTAGTAACTTCTTGATTTCCAGTATGAATATTCCATACAGTATCTGGTATTTTATCATCAACACGTTCTACATTAACACCGTTACAGACGTGAATCCCGGTATTTCCAACTACCAAGGCAATCTTATCAAATGGAACAACAGACCAAGTAGATTCTGCGCCAAGCTCAGTATTTAATTTTTGCCATTGAAAAGGTTGGGCTTGGTTACCTGTATATGCTAATTCCCAAGTAGATCTTTCAAAAAATACAACTAGACGATCTTTTATAAACTCACAACTAACTATATCTTCCATAGTTGGAGCATCTATAGCGTTACCTTGACCAGGAATATCTTGACGCCATGCATCCATAGCAGTTGGATCTCCAAAAGCTGCATAACGGGCTCTATTTGTATATGTAATATTAGTAGCAGATATACTTTCTGTAGTATTCAAAGCAATAAGTCTATTCTTAAAAGTAACAAGCATTAATGCTGTTTGTAGAGTATTTCCAGAACCATCTATTGTTGGATTTAAAATAGTCCAAGTATTACTATTTTGAGAATAATATTGTATTAAATCTGGCGGGTTATTATTTGTGATAAATAAATATCTTGTTGCAGCATCTGCTCCCTGCCAAGTATTTCCCCAAAAGAATTGCCAATCAGCGCCAGTCCATATACCCGAACCCATAGCCGGAGGTAATGGTCCAAGAATATCCCAACCACCAGAAGCCGATGGATCATATTGATAAGCGAATTGCGTATCAAAGGCATATGTTGGATCGCTTGTAGACTGTGCCGTTTCATATTCTATTAATCCCATTACTGGAAGTGCCGGATAGTAGTAGACAGGTACACCTAAATTAGTAGTTCCGTTTCCAGTAATGGATATACTGTTTGGATTTGTAGTCGAATTTATGGTTGCTGATATACCAGCATCGGGTCCTGTAGCGTCGGATAGCGTGGCTACATTCGCACCAAGTTGATAAACAGTAAACATTACATTTCCAACAGAAAAAGCTTGTCCGATAGCAAGTTGGGTCATACCGCCCGGTAAATTACCAGTAAAGTTGCCAGTAACTCCATCTGTCATACCGATAGTCATGCGCAATCTAGAATATAATTGAGCTACATTTTGTGGAACTTGTCCGTTCATTAAACGTGATCCAAATCTCTTGCGAATACGGCCACGGAACATATATGCGTTTTGTAACTTAGCGAATGAACTATCTGTAATTTGCCACGGCTTTAAATTCGTTGTGAGACCGCCATCTAATGGTGCAATCATAAATCTATCTTTTGGCATTTTTTGTCTCCTGATAATTAAGAATTTTCTTTAAATGAACTATCCAGTCGTCAAATTTAAGATCTAATTTAGAATGATTGCAATAATAGCAACAAGTAACACAATTTTTATTAGTATATCCTTTAGAAGGATTAAATCGGTCAATACCATTATATTTAATCTGTAACTTTTTAGTTTTTAAAGTTTTTAATTCATTATCGGGAGCTCTGCCACAATAAAAACAATTTTCAAAAATTAATTTTCCAAAAAGATCATAATCTATAGAAAACTCTCTACATCTTTTTTTAGCTTTTCCCTTGTAGGATAAATAAATTCTTTTTATTCCACTTGTTATATAACCAGCAGTTAAATTGCAACCACAAGATTGTCTAGAAAAATCCCTTAGATGTCCTCCATAAACTAAACATTCTCTTCCACAATCACACTTACATCTCCATTTAGATCCGTGAGGCTTTTTACCTCCTACATATTCCAAAGCTACTAACTTTCCAGATCTTTTTCCGGTCATATCAATAATATCAACACGTTTTTTATAAGTTTTCATAAAAGACATCCTTTCGTTATGTATATATTGTAACATAAAGATGTCTTTTATCATATAATCTTCCTTAGTTTCCAATCGCTAAATAAGTAAGTGTGGTATTAGCTAAGTTAGAACCGCTCCAGGTTATTGCAAATTGAGTTGTTGTTGTGGAAAATATTCCAAATCCACTAGAGCCTAAAGCAGTTTGTGAATTATATCTTTGACCTAAAATGATCTGGAATACGTTATTAAATACTGGAATTCCAGCACCTGTTGGGAATATAACCGGAGCATTAGCGCCCGATGAAGTCCCCGCAGCTACAGATTGTTGACCCCATTTAAGTAATATCCCAGAAGGTAATCTGGTCCAGCCGTTGGTTGTATTTTGAGCTTCAGTAAATGTATAACCTGAATTAGCCCCTAAAGACTGTCGTTGAAAATATAACTCAGGATTACCGCTAAAAGCACCGGTATTGGCATATATTCCTAATTGTGTTGAAGATGTAGCTATTATTGGTGTAGCAGATGGCATTTGCAAAAATTGATGCATACCCTGCTGTCCAGATCCATCGTTATATGGAACATGGTTAACTGAAAAAGCTGTGTTAATTACTGAAAAATTTTGATTAATTAAGTCCCTACTAGCGCCTAAGGTCTGGTTCGGGACTGGAACGTTATTAAGTGCCATTTTAAGCTCCTGTTTATATTCGAGTCGACAAAAACTCGACTGAACTCGACAAATTATTTTGTATACTATTCTGTTTAAAATCCACCTGGCGCACCCCAATTACCCCAATTTCCATTTGAACTACCAACTTGGTCTGTGTAGATAGTGGCTGTTCTTTCATTTGTATATTGAACGTTAGTTCTACGCAAGCATAAACGTTCTTGGTTCTTAAGTTCTGGCATTATCAATTGTACAGAATCTATATCTGATCGGTCTTCAAAGATTTTTTTTGCGGCTAAGTATGCTATATATTGCCAGTACTCTTCAAGTTCTGGACTTTGGTTAGATGCTAATAAAGCTGTAGGGCGTTGATATACTTCAAAGTTAATACGATAAGATTGATCTGGTATTGGTCTTATCGTAAAAGTGTTACTATAATAAAGTACAGATTGTGGCAATCCAGCTACTTGAGGCAATGTTTGGCTTGTTATTTGGGTTCCAGCAACTGTTGCTTGTGGGAAATTAACAATAAATGCTCCAGTAAGATAATTTATATTGTTATTCGGATCAACAACTGTTGGTGGTATTCTTAAAGCTGTTTGATAAGCTGAGCTATTTGCATCGTATAAATTACCTATATTTATTTTAAATCCAGTCACTGGGTCAACAACTGGAACGTCAACCATAGCCATACCTACGATTTCGCTGGTTCCCGGTGTTCCAATCGCACTGAATAAAACTTGTCCTTGAACCAAATAAGTATTTTGTACTAATCCAGTAGGGGTAATTGATTGTGACGTATTAATAACTCCAGAAAAAGGTCCTGAAGATCCATTACCAATAGCACCGATAGAACTAATAGAGTTAACTTTAGGATATAGTCCATAAAACTGCTCAGGAGATTGACTTAAAAGTGTTGGAAAACCAGCTATATAAAACGGCGGATGAATAGTTAAATATTGATTTTGGAAATTATATAAAGGGTTATTGGTAGCTCCAGCAAAAGAAGCAATGTCGGTATTATATTCATCTTGACCCGGATTGGTAAAGAAGGTGAATTCTGTTCTTAGATTAAATGTTCTAAGAGTTTCTGGAAAATCATAAACTACACAGGTATTAATATAATTATCTAAATCAGCTTGCGACAATTGATCAGTAGAGGGAGATCTAGTTAATCTTCTTACTTTTGTTTCAATAGCAGACAAAGTTGTACTGTTTGCTATAGTGGGTGATGGAAGGGTCGGATTTGACATATTTATCTCCTATTAAAGAACGTTTTGTACGGCTGCAGTTAATATACTGTTATCTTCTCCGATCGCAGTGCAAAGTGGATAACTATATGCGCTGCTCGGCCATGATCCAAAAGACAATAATGGATCATATAAAGAAGTATCTATATTAATTGTATAGGTGTTTGCTGATGTCACAACAATAGTTCCTGTTTGTTGATTAATTTGTTGCATTCCAAATCCAACTGGCACTTCTATACGTACCACTGTCCCAGTTACATACAAATGTGGGATGGTGGTCGTAACAGATGCAGCTCTAGCATTTGTTATAGCTTGTACTACACGCATTGCTGGTTGGTAAATCGGATCAACAAAGCTGTAATATGGGTTTCCCATGGTTTAAATATTTTCTATTGTGATTAAACCAGTATCTCCAGATTCAATATCTCCAGTATCTACAAACTCTAGAGATTGAAATCCAAATCTACGCACTTTTTTACCGATTCTTTGGCGAGGTACACCGTTTTCATCCACAGCATGCGCGTGTATTGGATACCAGCCGTTCTTATTCAAATGCTTAGCAACTCCAAGCGGTATAGAATAAATATGACCGTCAGTCATGGAATATTTCTCTACTGGCTCATTTTTAAATTCTTTAAATACGAATTCCATTAAGCCACCGGGAATTTCATAAAATCTAAATATGCCCTTAACTAGCTCACGATTTTTGTCGCGCATGTATTTATAGTCAGGAGCTTTAGATTTATCTTGCTCGTTAGGTTCTCTGCTACCTGGTCGGCGGTGATTGCTCGGAGTTATATTTTTAGGTGGTGTTTTTACTTCTTCTTTTGATTTATCAAATTCCATGAATTATCTTTCGCTCATAAGAGGGGAGAAATTAATCTCCCCGTAAAATAGTTAAGTATTAAAGACCGCCGTAAGTAGACTTACCAGCAACCCAATATAAAGTATCCGGTGTACCGACATCCATAGCAGACCATGATACTGAACCAGCAGGTCCAAATATTGGCGCACCTAAGGCATTTCCGTTTCCACCTATACCTAGTGTCATACCCAAGAATCCAGTATTAACAGTAGAATCAGACAATATACCAGTGTTAGTGTTATATATTTGATTACCACTAAGATCTACCGGTGTTTGAGAAGCTGTTGAAGCAAGAGCTACAGCAGTATTTTCTCCAACAGGAGTTACTTCTGGGAAAGAAGAAGGTTGTTGAGCTATTGTAGGCCATGTAAATGCAGTAAATCCTGTTGTATCCACGTTTATAGTGAAGTTATAAGCATCTACTACTGTTACAATTGAGCAAGTTAAATAGTTGTTAGCTGAAGTTGGATTCAATTGAATCATTCCAGAAACTGATGGAATATTAAATCTAACCGCTTGTCCAGGAACGTATTGATGCGGAACGCTAACAGAAACTTGAGCATTTGTTGCTTGAGTAATGTTAACCACGTATCTACGTCTTGGATAATAAAGCGGGTCAAATTGAACTATTCTATAAGAACCAGCGCCACCTATAGCACCCGGAGCAGTAGCTAATGGGTTAGTAGCTGTTAATAGTGTAAAGTTTGTGTTAGCAGTTACTGCACCAACAACAAAATCTATACCGTTAACATCAGTTTGAGCTGTGCTAGCTAATCTAACTATTGTACCGACTGAGACACCAGCTGTATTACCAGTGGATACCACAGGTCGAGTAGCATTAGTAGAAGCAGTCGTAGCAACTGATGAAGTTAATGGATTGCCAGATGGATCATAAAGAGTAAATCCACCAGTAAGTAAAGTATCACCAGAAATCACTGCAGAAGCAGCAGCTTTATAGTTAACTATACCTGTTCCAGCAGCCATTCCACGTTGCCAGTACCATGAAATACCTATATAAGCATTTGCTGTACCGTTAAAATAAGCTGAACCAGCAAGGCCATTTAGTCCGTAAGAAGTATAATCGTATACTCTTACCCAATCAGCATTTGAAGGTATTTGAATAACCGTAGGATTAGCGTTACTTACGCTTACATTACCTGAATTAGGGTTAGTTAATCCAGACATGTTAGCAGTAAACGTACCTTGGCCTAGTATTGTACCGTCCATGTTTTCTCCTTAAGCTTTAGTTGCACGTAGATTGATGATCCACAAATCGTTTGTGATTCTAGGAACTTCCGCAAATTTATATCCAACTGAAGCATTTAGTGCCAAAGGCCCGTCGTATATAGGCGGACGATAGATGAAGGATGCGGAATAACCGTCCTGCTCGATACATGCATAGGCTTCCATACCAACACAGAAAATATTGTAAACAGTATTTCCCAATGAAGAAGCATTTGGAACCATTGATCCAATAGAAGATAGCAAGAATCTTAAGTTAGATACTGCACCCCACTCAGAACGCAATGCATTCATAGGTGATGGATATTGCGCTTTGGCAATAAAACCTGCTACGCCTTCTAAATTTCCAATAAGCTGAGTAGAAGCTAATGCGAAGTAAGCATCTCTCACCGGAGCCGTACCAAATCGGTCTTCTCCCTCTATATTGTCCATTATTGTATAAGCATTATTGTCTGCCAAAGTTGCAATGATGGTATCAACGTCTGAGCGCTCTATTTCAGTTGGTACGTCACCATTAGTTCCTCCTGTACAGTTTATAAAGCTGGCAGTTGAAGCTAACATATCACGAGTTAATTGATCTTCTGTTTGGCGTAGCGAGACACCTAGCCTAGCCGCACATTCATTCAATACCGGATCTTGGTTTTGACTAATAGAAATATATATTTCTATTTACTGTTACTTTTGTGACTTATTTAAATAATAAGCGATGGGTCTTGTTAATCCCCATTCCCAGTCTTTCGAAAGGGTTCAGACTATCACATCTCATATAATTATGAGCCAAAGGGTTTAGTCGTTGCGGCTGTGCGTTAAATATGATATTCTGTATAGTATAATAACATTTCAAAACATAAGAGAAATCATGAATAGATATCCATATATCAGAAAAGATTATACCCCTACACAATGTGCCTATCTTGCAGGAATAGTAGATGGCGAAGGAAGTATATACATAGGTGCTTTTAGTTCTAATCCAAAGACAGGAACTCCTCATTATCAAACCAATATTGAAGTCAATAATACTGATGTTGGATTGATAGATTGGCTTGTTAATACCTTTGGGGGTAAAAAACTTGCATATACCTTTAACCAAACTCCTAAAAATTCCCGAAAGCCAGTTTTTCGCTGGATTGCAAGTGGCGATAGAGTTACTCATATGTGCGAGATCATGATGCCTTATTTGATTATCAAAGTTAGGCAAGCGCAAATTATGCTTAAAATGCGAGAAACTTTCAAACATACTGGCGTTCATAAAGGCAAACAAGGTATTCCAAGTGTTTCTAAAGAAATTCTTGAAATCAGAAAAGAACTTGAAGCCGAAATGAGATCTTTGCACTGTCGTAACTATCATAAATAATACTTGCCTCTGGTTGCCATGCTCTATTTGCTAAATAAAGTTTAGGTTTTCCATGTAATTACCTTCGGTTTATTCACGCCTCAGTTAAAAATCCAAGCGTGACCTGTTCGTTGATACTGACATATGTTCCGTAGAAAGAGATCTTGGCATCAATATCTATGGCCGTTAGGTTTTGCGGAGGTGGAGTCACACCAGTGTTTCCAAGTGGAACCATTGCTGTATTTAACGGATTATAACGACGCATTCTTAAAGTAGTACCACCATTTCTCGGCATATTTTTTTTCATAGCCGGAATTTTGTGGATCATATTTGGCACTGGAACGCTTAGTAATTTATAACTAAACGATTGTTGCACCACTCTGTTACTTTTATTGACCAGGCTTGCAAATTTTAAAGCCAATGTATGGCTACCGTGGCGGGAAAACCTCTTCGGATTCTCCTCTCTACATTACTGCAGAGGTCGGACTATCGCATCGCATTTCTGCGTCTCTGGGTTTAGTCTCTCAGGCTGTATTTAAACTTGCCCCTTGTTGCCCTTCTAACATGAAGGATTTCCAAGTCAATTACCAAAGATTTAAAGCGCCCATGAGCGTTTAGGCGCTGGCAACGTGCTAGTTGTTGTGATAGCCATTAGGCTCCTTAAGTTTATATTAAAAATTCTGAAAGCTTAAAAAGCAAACAGGTTTTCTTTACGCTTAAGTTTGACGAGGACTTGTTACGTCAGTGAATTGGCGAGATTCAGTACGCCAGGATTTGTTTGAAGTAAACGACTCTTCAGATACGTTTGAAACATTATAGGACAGGATTTAAACTCTTCACAAGGATTTCTTAATTGTATTTATAGGTTTTTCATATATACTTATGCTCATTATAAATTTAGCCTTTAAGCTTAGTAAGCCGTTGGTCTCCCCGATCGGTTGACATTGGAGACATCTGGACTGACATTTCGGCTGATGAGCATTATTTTGCGAAACATATTATTGTATGTACCGCGGAGTTTCCCCAGTCAGTGAATAAATGGAAACCTAGACCGATCATATTTTATTAACTGTTCACAAGAATTTTTTGTGTTATAATAATTACAGTTATTAGAGTGATAACTCTTCTTAACTTTTCCCCCCTTTCTTTTGTATAGAGGTTGAGTCTGTCATGATTCTCAATCTCTATTTTTATTTACCATAAAATATATATTATTTTTATTATTAATAGAGAAACTGGTGCGACAAAACACATTATCCTAAAAATATTCAAATCAGTATTTTCATCTGTTACTAAAAATGCAATTGATAAAAAAATAAATGTCCATATAAGATGAAATAATAGAAGCCATTGTCCAAAATCTCTAATTAAAGTAATCCACTCATTCATAATTCTCAATCTCTATTTTTATTATAAATTCTTCGCAGCATCTCTCATCTCTTGTATTAACTTTTGTTTCAAAGATTCAGTTAATCCATTCTCAAAAGCATTAGCCTGAGACAGCGGAGAACTTCCACGTTGAGGAGCTATGCTATTCATAGGCTTAGGTTTTGCCGAATTAATTTGGGCTTTAGCTTTTTCAGAAAGATATGATTCTTCTTTATTAATTCCAAGATTTTTTATCATTGTATAAGCTGCAACTCCTTTAGAATAGACGTCTTGAGTAGAGCTAATTGTATGAAATATTTCTGGATATTGGTTTTTAAGTTTATCCAAATTCTCACCAGAAATGACAGAATCTAAGTCTGGATACTTAGATCTTAGTTTAGCTTCAGTTAAAGCTAACTGGTGTTCTTGTTGTTGCTGCGCGGTTAATTGCTTATAGTTGTTTAATTCTTTTTTAAGATCTTTATATTTCTTATTTAAAGATTTAAGATGTTTGCCTTCAGCCAGATCATCTTGGCCTATTTGTATATCATCTTCTTCTTCAGATTCTTGTTGTTTTGGTTGTTCATATTGAGATTTAAGCTGCATAGCATAACGAATTGCTTCTTCACGCTCTTTTTCAGCGCGTTCTTTAGCTTCTCTTAAATATCTAAGATTTTCTTCTCTGTCCGAATTCGTTTTAACTGATTTAGCAGGTTGAACTACTTCTTCTTCGATTTCTTCTATGTGTTGTTCTGGTTCTGAATATTCTTGCGTAACTTCTTGTTCTGGTTGTTCTTGGATTTCTGGTTGTTGTGCGGCTGCTTCTAATTGTTGTTTCAGTGACTCATCTTGTATAAGTTCACCGTTTTTACCATATCTAACTTGAAAAGACATTCTGCTCCTTTAAAATGAACTGTCGACGAGTTGTCGACGTTTTGTAGACGACTGAATTAGTTTTTTATTAAATTTGAATCTTCTTCTTCTTTATTTAATTTTTTACACAGTCTTTTTAATGTTCCATCTCTATAATCGAGCACGAAATTAAGCAACTGTCTTTCAGATGGATGGACTTTTATTCTGTTCTCGTATAAATATTGGCAAACAGGTCTACCGGGAACTGTCCAGATATATTCAATAGATTCAGCTTCTGAATTATATCTATAAACAGTCTGATCATAATTAGGTGTTGGGCATGTTGATCGGTCTAAGAAGTAATTTCTGAAGACATTTGGCATCAATCTTTCATTTTTGGTTAAAACAACCACATAAAAGTTACCAACGTATTTCTTTTTATTAATTTCAACGCAAGATATTAATTCAGCGATATAATTTTCTTGCATTGCCCGTTCTATTTCTATCGGGTCTCTACTTTCCGGAGATTTTTGCATCAAATCTGACGCAATTTTACCCACTGTTTCTCTACCTTCAGGGATTACAGCAGAATCAATTATCTTTTTCGCTCTCTCTTTCAAATTTTCTTTGGCTTCGCTCATTACTCTCCTCTGAAATTTGTATTTTATTTTTAGTTGGTCTTAAAACAGACCTTGAAAGAATTGGGGTTGTAAAACTTAAAAGTATTAATATTTCTTTAATCATAATTTTAAAACCCCTTCTAGGGGAATAGGTAAGTAAACCTAGAAGGGGAACATAAAGGCAATTTGTAGTTATTTATAGTTATTTTTTGTGCTTCTTAGACATCTTCTTTTTTTTGGACTTCTTTTTAGATTGTCCAGATTCAGAAAGAGATATCGCAATGGCTTGTTTTGGGTTAGTTACAACTGGTCCCTTTTTTGAACCAGAATGTAAATCTCCGCGTTCGAATTTTTCCATCTCGCGTTTCATAACTGCGCGTTTTTCTTTTTTAGGCGCTGATTTTTTCAATTTAGGCATTATTTCTTCTTTCTAAGTTTACCAAGAGTTTCAGCTAAACGGGCACGTTTTCCCTCTACACCTTTTTTCTTGGCGGCTTTCGCCAAAGTTTTTTTAGGTATAGTTTTGCCTTTTTTAATATGCAATTCTTTGCGGAGCGCACCTTTGTGCTTAATTGCTCCCTGTATCCAATTTTTCTTTTTAGCAGCTGGCATCTTAAACACTCTTTCAAAAAGGGTTTATTTTTTGAATTTGTCACTTTGATCGTACATAGCTAATCGCTCTGGGTATCTCCAAGAATCGAAAGTATGATAAATAGGCTTGCCATGAAGATTAGCCATTGCATTGTGGTCCTCGGATATCATTCTAGCATCTGCCCGTTCTTGTCTTCGTCTCGGATCCACATTCTCGCGTAAGGATGCAAATAGTATTTCCATAATTTCTCCAAAATAAAGGGGATTTTTTAGGTCCCCTTTTGTAAAGCAATTGATTAAATATCCAACAGAATATTCACAATCGAAGCAAGTCTACCTCGCCTTATTAGATTCTGTAAAGATTAATCTTTTATTCAAATATTCTTGGTGTTTATTACGTTTAAAAGCCATAGAAGGCGGTACTCCCATGATTTTATAAGCTATTTTTGTACACTTTTTATTCATGCGAGGCATTTGTGGCATAATAAACTCCGTAAGTTAAACTTTTTTAGGATGTAAGTGTTTATCACGTTGTCCGCCATCAAGAGAATCCATTTGGTGATCAACGCCTTTTATAGTGTCATCCAAGCCTTCTGGCATATAATCTCTATGTTTTGGATAAGGCTTAATCATAACTTCTTGAGGCATATTAGCTATTGCACTCATATCATTATGTATCATTCCAGCATCTTGCATCTCTTGAGTTCTACGTGCATATTCTCCGGAATAGTCACCTTGGCTCATTTTATCGTGGTATCTTTTTGCCATTGTTGGCCTTTCAATAGTAACTGCGGGACGTACCCGCAACGTTGTTCGTCTAACTACCCAAAACAGAACTATTCTATTTCAGTGTTATTTATAAACCTATACGCTGTTCGGCTCCCGAATTTTCGCTTTGGGGTACCCCAACAGGTTTGGAACTTTTTAAAGTTTCTGCGTTCTGCTGTTTCAATAAAGCTTCTTGTTGTTTTAAGTTATTAGCAGTTACTAAAAGCCGTTCAATATGGTCAATATCCATGCCTTCTAGTTCTTTCATAGCCTTAACTACATTTAAGAACCCAGCATCTTGTTCTTGAATTGCTTTAGCTTTTCTTTCAACTTCAAGAGCGCTATTTTCAGGAACACGGGAATATCTTTCAACACCCATACCTTCAGCTGCGAGAGTTTGAGCTTGCATAAGTTTAATTTGAGCTTCAGCTTGTTGAGCTTGCAACTGTTGTTGTTGCTGCATAGCTTGTTGTTGTTGTTGCTGTTGTTTTTGAATAGATTCAACAAGTTGTTTCTTATTCTGGACAGTAGCAGATTCAAGAAGTAGATCATCAGGAATAGGAACTCCCACCTCACGTAATTGAAGTAATTGTGCAAATTGCATTTGTTTTTGAGTAGATGTATTTAAACCATCTTCCACAGTGGCATGGTATTTACCAAAAGCTTTGTTATAAAATTGTGGCGCTGGTTCTTGGCCTTCTAGAATCTTTTTAATTTTTCCAGGAGTAAAGTTGATCTGTATAAGATCGATCATTAATTTACCAAGAAGTTTTTGAGCATGATCAAGATTATCGAATAAACCCTGTAAAGTAGTTAATCCGGCGCCTTGGCGAAGCATTGATAATACGCCAGCTTTATCATCAATCGCGCTGCCGAGTAGTTCCTGGTTTACTCCCGATATCAAATTCATTTCATTACTTAACATTTCAGACAATTGGATCATAGATGGTGGTATATCACCAGGAGATATCTTTTGAACATCAGTCATCTGTGCTTCTTCTTTAAGAGCTATGCCTTTGCCTTGTCCTGATAAGAATATATCTTTTGGATTAACCAGAGCATTCTCTTTATAAATGTATCCAGAATTTATCTGACTTTCCAATATGTCAAGATTTATTATCATTTTTCTATTAAATAAATACTGACTGTCACGTAATCCGCGGACTACACCCTGTAATCTATACGGGTAATAAGGAGATTCTGGATTGTAATATGAGAAAACTGGTACAAAAGGATAATAATCTGAACCACTTGGTTGTGGTCCGTGGTATAAGACCTTTCCTTGAACAACGATCGCCAGTTTAACAGTGGGAACTTCTTGTTCGATAATTGTGACTTGTGGATATAAATTCAAGAATTGTTTTAATTTATCTTTGTCTTGAGAACGCCACTCCATAGTTTCGCCAGTTTCTGTATCAACTAGCATTTGTTGGGTTCTAAAGTCTCTATAGTAGTATTCGTCGTAAGTTAAAAGATCTTTCATCGAGTAATTATAAGATTCTGGAATAAATTGAAACTTACCGTCGCGGGCTGAACCTTGGTCATTACCATACATATTAACTATCTGATCTGCATGTTCTGGCAATAAAGCAGCGCATTGTCTTTTAGTTAAGAAAGTTCTTTTCCAAATAGAATTACAGTCTGAAAGATCTGCTTTCTTAAAAAATGGATCTATTAAAAAACTGTTATAAGAGCAATTATCAACGCGTATATTACCCGAAACTGGATCTTCTCGATAATCCATCCAAACTTGTAATAAGTTCATTCCACCAATTAAAGAACCTTTAAAAGCATCTGAAATGGTTTCAAGAACCCCGTCTTGTTGATTAACCCACATTAATACTTTAGTGAATTGATCAGCAGTTTCAGCATCTCCATTTTCTATAGGAGTTACAATTGTAGATTTACGAGTTCGTCTTTGATGTCCATCAATCATATTTATGATTGGCATAATTCTATTAAAGCTGAATTGACGCCGTCTATTTGCCGGTAGATTACCATAAAGATCGTTCCACAAAGACTGATCGCCCAAATAGAACCGCAAGTCAGTATCAGCTTCAGACCAGAACGATTGGTTCATAGTTATGGCTTCAGCGTAGAAAGTCTCCATACGTGATAGTATCGGACGATCTTTTTCATCAAGATAAGAAGGAGATAAATTCGGAAAGATCATTACTTCTGTTCCTCTGTAATTCAATTAATAATTATAATTTTATAATCGAATTATAAGTTGCCACAAGTAAATATATAAATTATTTTTCAGGTTTAATTTTGGATTCATCTTCTAAGATGCGCTTATACTTTTCAATAATAGCTTCACAGATAATATCTGATCTAGTTTTACGCGCTCTTTTTTGAATAAATTTTTGGGTGGGATGGTAAAGTTCTTCAATAGCCATATGAGCAGCCGGATCTAAATATACAGCTATTTTTACATAATTATGTACTGCCATTATTACTCCAAATGGTATAAATATTCTATAAAAAAATACTAATATTTTGGGTGTTGAATTGTCCATAAAAAAAAGGGACCGGTGGATAATTCCGGTCCAATACGTAAAAATAGAAAAGAGAAAGGAGTGATTATGAATAAAGTAAACATAGATCACTTTCAGACTAATTTAAATTTTAAATTGCCACAAATAAAAATACCGGTTTTTTATACCGGTACTACAAAATAAATAAGGTCTAGAAAATACCTTAATCATATAAATTTATATCATACTTTTTTAGTTGCCACAAATAAAAAAGATATAGTGCCTTGACCCGACTATATCTTTTTTATCTCTCATCTCATAAATATCAAGTAAACGCAGCGGGACTTGCACCTGCACCTTCCTCGTATGTCTACAGAACGTTCTACTACTTTAACTATACGTTTACTATTTTGGAGACTAGAATAGGATTCGAACCTATGAAGACATTACATCGATGGATTTGCAGTCCATCCCCTTTGGCCGCTCAGGAATCTAGTCATAATCTTTATCTCTTAATTAATTTTTAATTTTTCACGATTTACAAGGTGCAATGATCGAAGTTCCTCAAATAATACTTTTCTTGATTCCATTATATTTCCTTCAAGAGACTGAAAACCATACTTACCTTTAATAGAATTAGTATTAATTTTTATATAAGTTTTTCTCATTTCTATCATTATTTCGCACTGCCGTTTTTTACTTATTAAAAAAGGTAATACTTTAGAACATAATAATAAAATTTCATTGGTAAGAATCCATCTATATAATTTTTTTCTAGCATTTTTTATAGAAGGTTTAGGAATATATTCGTATTTTTTACCACCAAATGTATTCGATAACCAATTTATTAAATTTTCATCGGTATTACTAATTTCTAATTTAGTTTGATAATGTGGAAGACGAGTTTTTGATTTTGCATGTATAAGACTTATATACATACTACCACAACTATCTATAATACCTGCTAGATACGATAATTGTAGATCTGTGTATTTTTTTTCTTTCATATTTTACCTTATGCTCATTGTATTGTAACAATATAGCATAAAAATATATAAAAGGAAAAACTATCTCAAATCAGGTATATCATCTCTAAATATATTCGGCATATTTGAATTATGTCCATAAAGGGACTCTTGATATCTTCTATCTAATTCTTCAGCAGATAACGAATCTCTAGTTCTTGGTAAACTTAAAACAAGATATCTCATCGCGTCCGCGTAATGAGAAAACTGGTCATGTAGAGGCTGGCTAGAATATACTTTCTTTTTAGCGTCATATGTTTGTCTATAGTTTTCTAAAGCTTTTATTAACGGCGCGCATTTTCTTTCATCTATCCATATCTTACTAAAAGCTGACCGAACAGCCTCAATTCCGTCCATTACTGAAAGATTTGGAAGAGCTGATACCATTTTATGGTTAACCATTTTTGTTTCGAATTTAAGGCCCAATTGTCGCGCTTTTTCAAGACGTGAAATGCCAGTACCCCATTCAGTTACTGCAATATCATGCGGCGCAAAGAATTTACCATAAGTATAAGGCTTAGAATTTATCACTTGAATATAATGTTCTAATCCCTCTTTTTGTTTCTCATAACAGTCGATAATCTTTACTGTTGAACCGATGCATTGATAAAATATTAAACATGTCGAATCTCTGACTCCAATATCAAAAGCTACATTAACTCTAAATGCAGCTTCCCATGGAACATCTCCAATTCTGTTTTCAAGTCGCATTTTATCCATATATTTTGAGTAATAAGAGCCCTCTACGCCCATCGTCCACGAACACCAGTACTCCTGAAGTATCATATCTTCGGAAAGCTCTCCAGATTGTCTTTCTTGTTCAATCATCTCATAAGGAATATGTCTAGTATCATCTAACGTCAAATGATAAGCAAACCAATCTTCTGGATTATTTTTAGCAATCTCAAATAATTCATATGCATGATTTTTTCCGCGGGGAGTCGTGATGAATAATGCAAAGCCATCATTAGCCGATAAGGCCGGTCTAAGATATTGATAAGCTCTTGGATCTTGTAAAGCATACTCAGAAAGAACAATCCCGCGCGGGTTAGTACCAACCAAAGAATCATAATTATCAGAACCTAAAACCTGAATAAGACTACCATTAGTAAGTCTTATCTTCATTTCAGTATTATTGACAGCTTCGATTAGCTCCTTAGGAATGAAATCTAAAAATCTACTACCTGTATTATTTGATAAAACCGAGTCCCACAATATTTTTCTTCCCTGCGAGTACGTAGGATATATCATGTAATAAATACCAGGAGTTTTAATAGCTTTACGTATTAAAATATTGAACGCTACGACATCTTTGCCTGCTCGGCGCGGCATCACAACAAAGACTTTCTTGTAATCTTTTTCAGGGTTTAAAATGGCATCACAGATTGGTATTTGATAATCTCTAGGCTTGAATTTATCAAGCTTAATTCTAGTTTCTATATTCATTCTTGGTTATTTTTCCCCAAATTATTTTTTAGCATATTAATAATATCTCTATTGGGATCATTTTCTACCACAGGTTTATACTCACCAATTAAGTCATCATTGCAACCAGATAATAGAAACAGTTCATATTCTCCCATATTACACTGACAATCTTCTATCGGACATTCTGGTAACTTTATCGGCTTTATTTTATCTATTATTTCTCTCATTTTCTCTTTCTTAATTATCTATGACTACTAGGTCTACAAGAATGTTTATAAGCTCTCAAAGGCGCGCAGATTTTAACCGGTTTATTATAAGTTGTTTTATATGTTGTTTTACAAGAAGAATAATTTGGTTTCGGCGCACAATAAGATTTAACTGGCGTACAAGTTTTTATTGTTGTGTGAGTTGTGGTAGATCTTCTAAATGGATTCCAACTTCTAGTTGTTGTATGTGTTGTATGTGCAGTAACCGGCGCGCAAGTCTTAACTGGGTTACAAGTATTTACTGGTTTACAACTCGTATTACAGTTATTTACAGAAACATTTACAGTTGAATTATTACAATATCTACGCGGTCTATAAAAGGAATGATATACCGGTTGATAAACTGGAACTGGTTGTATAATCGGAACTACGGGAACCACTGGTTGAACTACTGGCATAATTGGTTCTTCGTACATAGTAGTCATAGCAACAGGCGTATGTATAACTGGATAATAGTAGTATCTATACGAACAGAAAGATAAAATTATCAATACAATAAAGCTAACCACCACCAAATCCTCAAAGTCGTTATACCACATGATCTACTTTCCATCTTGTTCGCAGCACTCACAATCTACGCATTCATCTATATCACATTCACTAAATTCAATCGTATCATCACTTAGCTCATTATCACACGCTATTGTTTCAGTTGGGCTTATTGATTGTAAATATAAATTATATCTATAGAAATTATTCTTAAATATAAATAAATATATATCCATGTTATTTAGATAATTCTCTTTGTATTCTTCAGTCCAAAAGCAATTATCGCGCGCTATATCTAATGGGGTAAAGCCTTCGTTATTAACTATTGTTAAATCCGCCCCGTTGTACACTAAATATTCCACTTGATAAGAATCATGTTGTCTAACCGCGTGATGTAAGAGAGTATCGCCATTTCTGTCTTGAGAATTAATACCCGTAGATTTTATCATTGGTCCATTAAGATTTTGCAAAGCAGCTTTAACTGGTGGGAAAATAAACAATAAAGACAAGATTATATTTTTCATATTAGTTTTCTCGGCTTTCGGGCTTAAATACATTTAAAGAAGTGAAGAAATTACGTACATTTATAAGTTTATCATTATTATGAGCATAATCCACTGGGGTTAAGCCATTATTATCTTTTTCAGTTAGTAACGCGCCGCGGGATAAAAGAACTTTAACATCATTTGTATCATCTTCTAATACAGCCATATGTAAAGCAGTGCGTCCCAATTCATCTTTCTCCTCAACTGAAATAATAGCAGACTTTAGATATTTTCTTTCGATAATCAAAGTTTTTCTTGGTTTTGGTAACATACCTTCAAGGGGAAAATAAAGCATAAAACTCGCAATCAGTGTTTTATTCAATATCAACTGGACCAATTTTGTTTCCATCTTTATCTCTTAACTTCTTTAGCCAATTTGGATGAGCTATAATATCGTAAATCGCACCGCTTTTAAAAGTAATCACAATCTTTTCACTAGTAGCTAAGTCTTGGTAAGTGTGATTACAATCTTTAAAATAATTACAACAAAGATAAGTTTTGAAATTACTCATCACTTTTGATCTTCTTTCTTACTGGAACTAAATCCGACGCGGGTATAGTTGGAACTTCAACAAAAACAGTGTTAGATTCAACGGAAGATTTTCCGGCATCAGCAACTCTAATTTTGCGCAAAGTCTCTTCTTCGTTTAATTCTGACGTCAAATCTTTGAGATAATGAGGTAGCGCCCACTTCACCATCCCAACATCGTAACGTCTTTCCATGCCGCCAACGTAGTGTATTATTCCCAATTTAGTTTTTGCATATTCAACTGCTTCACGTAAAAGTGAGTGTTGATTCAAGTAATCGTAAGCTTTTTTAGGGTTTATTTTTTCTTCAGTCCAGAAAGCGATCAATGGCATCGGTCTTGTTTGTTCATCGGCCCATTCTCTTAGACGTAAGCACAAACGCTCGATGAATTCCTCTTGTGTGGGTGCCCAACCATTCAAAAGCTGCGGATACTTCTCATCATGCGGAGTTAATACTTTTTTGGACCTTAATGGTCTTTTAAGACTATAATTAATTTCTTTATTACTTTTTGGATTTTCTTGCTCTTGATTTATTAACTTTACAGCTTTTTTGGCTGGATTTAATCTCATTGCCATACTATCATTTCCTTTTAATCTTCATCCCATTCATAAAAATCTTCTATTAATTTTTCAAATAATTCATTATTAATTTTTACTTCATATTCATATATTAATTTCATACATATTTTTATTGGATGATTATATATTTTTGGATCTAATTCATATATGAACTTTATAATATCTCCGCCTATCATGCATCTAAAACAAAAAAAAGTTTTATGAATATTATCCACTATTAAATTCATCGAGGTATCTTTTACGCATCCTGGGAAAACACATACTCCCATTAAATATCTTCCTAAATTTCGTAATTCTACGTAATCACTAATAACTTCCTCTATATCTAAACGTTCAACTATCCAATTTGAAACTATTTTATGATTTAAATCTCTTTTCATTCATAACTTCTTACTATTATTTCGGTTTTCTCATCAACACCATAAAACTTACATGCAGTTATTTTAGAAACTGCGCAATCATCTTTCCATAAAATACCATTTGCAACATCTAAATACAGTTTTATTAAATTATCTAGATCGGGCTTAAAAATATGTGGTCGTTCATAAATATATTTTGATTTGGCTGGCCATACAAAAGAGAATTTCAGCTCTACTTCTATTGCTCCCTGAAAGAAAGGCTTATTATTATGCAATTGCTTTAAAATTAAGCCGTATGCAAACTTTTCTTTCTTTTGCGGGTCCCAAATATGTCCTTGAGAAACTCCGGGTTTTAAAGAGAATCTTGGGCGTTGGCAAGCTATTGGACGGCCGTGGATAATATATTTATGTTCTGTCATCTATTTTCTCATAAACTACTTCATAATTTTTACTATAAAGATTTAACAAAACATCTCTAAAATGACCAGCCGGAAGTTCCATAGCTTTTAAAATTAATTTATTAAAAGTAACAGAATCTATTTTTTCACGCTCAACTTTTTTTTCAACATTCGCATTTTGATTTTTCAATTCTTTTTCAACGCGTTGTTTTTCCCTCTTTTCTCTATGCTTAGCATCTAATTTGGCATAAAGTTCTACTCTCTCTGCTTCTCTTTGTTCTTGTTTTGATTGTGCTTCTTCTGGGCTTAATTTTGGCACCGGAGAATTATGTGACTTTGGTTTATTATAAGCGTTTTCTGTATTTTTTGAGTTGCCTTCTTTTTGGATCTTAAAGCACATACCGAACAAATAAGAAATGGGATCATGTAAATCACTTGCTGTAGCCAGCCTATATTCGGCTTTAAGTAAATTTTTTATTTCAAATTGCTCCAGCCTTTTTTTATCTTCAGCAGCCAAGCCTAAGCGAGCCTGTAAGCGATCAATAATTTGGATTTTGGTATCGGGCATATAGCCTGAACTCCTGTTAAAAGTTGTACTTGCATTACTACTTCCACTTTTTCCCTCCATTTCTTGGCCTGTTATTTTTTTTGCCAAGCCTACCGGGCCTACCTTACCATTTTCTACGTTACTAAGATAATGTTTGGCTAGGCTAGGCTTATTAATATATTTACATATATTATTTACTCGTGGGACATTTTCTGAATCAAGGCTTTTATAACTAGAAGTCAACATGGCTAAAGGCAACAAAAGTAAAGACAATTTTATGATATTACCCTTTATACTTTTTAATAATGGCTTTAAAGAATAAAGACGATAAAAATCAAAAAAGAAAGAAGATATTTTATATAAACATGTTTCATCTTGTCTAAAGAAAATGGAAACTAAACCTAGCGCGCTTAATTTCTTCATGGCGCGGATTACTGTCTTACGACTACACTTAGATCTTTTCGCTATTGTATCGTGCGAAGGAAATAAGATTTTATGCTTAGTTTTATAAAAGAATAAAGAATCTAATACTTTGATCTGGGTTTTAGTTAACTGGTCTCTTAATTCTTTTAGTGGATTACTTTGGATTTCTTCTTTTGGGGTGCAATCAGCTAAATTCTCATAATCTAATAATTCCTGAGAAACCATATCAAGTTTTAAATTTTTGTTGACATTCTGTGAAATTATCATAATATTATATTAGCCTTTCGGGGATTTTGAGAAATTTCGAATGTGCAGCTAGAATCAAAAGAAAATGCATGGTGTGTCGATGACCTTTCGTTTTTGCTAGAATCATGTTGTGCCTTTGGGGTTTGGGAAGTTTTCGGGTGGCTCTTATATCGCAAGTTCAATCGACGGTCCTTTCGGTGTTTGTCTTTTCTAATCCCCAAAACGTCTTCTAAATTGTAATGGGAATGTGAGTGAAAAAAATTATGAGTAGCCATAAAAAAGCTGCTCATTTTTATTTTTAATACTTATAAAAAAACTAATAAATAAACAAATACTTAAAAAATTGTGAATAAATGGTAATAAGTATTAATTCTCAAAATCTATAATATTTTTATTAAAATTAAAAGCTTTTTTTTCTCTATAAATTTTTTAATATAAATCTCTTAATTTTTTTTAAACTATAAAAAGATAAATTAGTTTGCGGGTTCAATTGTGTAAGTTTTTTGTATGTTCTATAATTTAGCGGTATCTTCTTGCATATCTTTTTTAAACTCCAGTGATTTCTCAGCCTGATCTTCTCCAATCCCTCTTTATAGGCAGTATGTGAATCTAAATCAAACGATATAATTTTCATGGAATTGTACTCTTTTTTTGGGTCTTTTTTTGAACCTGTTTTAACCTGGAAATTGTTACGCAAGAAGATTGTATTACTTTTGTATATATATTGCAATAACAAAAATTCCATATATAATAACCTATCGTAAAGCAATTATTAAAAACCAAGCGTGAATCCATGAAAACCGGATTCATGAGAAACACAATT